AAGCTCTAAGCATGAGCAACGTGGAAATCGCTATTCGAAACAATCTACAGAAAGCCGGAGTCGATGCAACGTCAGAACTGGGCGAGCAAATAGTAGCGGCAACTGAGAAGCTCTACGCAGAAAAAGACGCAATCGATGCGGCTAATGAATCAGCCAAAGCCCTGGAGAAGCAGCACGACGAATCGCAGAAGGCTATCGAAAGAGAGGCTAAAAGAGTCGCTGATGAAGCCGCCAAAGCATACGAAAGAATGAAAGATAATATCTCTGGGTTTTTCGTTGATACTTTTGAGAACGGCAAAGTTAATTTCGAGAAGATAGCGACATCGTTTAAGAACATGATTATAAAGATGCTTGCAGACTGGGCCGCATCTAAGATAATGGAAGTAATGACCGGGACGTTCAGCGGAATCGGTTCGTCGATTAGCTCGATGTTCAGCGGCATATTCTCATCTATTAGTAGCTCTATATCCGGCCTGGCGTCAAGTGCGGCGTCTGTCCTGTCAAGCGTAGTTGGTGGCGGTGGCGGCGCTGCTGCTGCGGGTGGTGGTGCGGGTGGTGCAGGAATAGGTGCTGCAATAGCGGGTGCTGCGGGCGCTGCTGGTCAGTTCATAGCAGGGGCAACAGGAACAGCAACTGGAATAGCGGCAGGCACTGTTGGGCCACCTACAGCGGCAGCTTTAGCGGGCTCTGGTCTTACATCTACTATTGCCGCAGGTGGAGCTAAACTTGTTGCACTTGCTACTAATCCTGTGACTTTGACAGTTGCGGCAATCGCAACAGCTGCAAAACTGTTAGATGACAGCGGAACCATGTCTGCCAATGCAGGATTGATTACTGACCCAAGCATAAATTTAGGAGATAGAGGCTTTACTGTTCCTGAGTTTGCATCTGGAGCGCAATTCCAAGGGTTTAATCGCAGAGAAGACCAAGTGACAGCCGATAGTGTTGTAGAGGCTTTTGCTACGCTTGATTCAACATTAACAGCTGCGGCCAAGTCAGTAGGTATTACTCCCAATTTAAATGCCGCATCATTTGTCGGCAGCTCAGAGACGGGCAGAGGAATTGGAGCCTTCTTGGGTACTGCTAGTGAAGACGGAAGCACTAAAAGCGCAAGTCTTCAAGATCAATTGGATAGCTATGCTACGCAATGGGTGACTTTAGTGGGTAATCAAAGCGGAGTAGACCCAGCCGTTATTGCTGAAGTTATTGGCGAAGGTACTGCGGAAGGAATTCTTTCGCGCACCCATCCCGACGGCTCGCACCGGGACGGACTAGATATGGTTCCCCATGATGGTTACGTCGCAGAACTACACGCCGGGGAGCGAGTGCAGACGGCAGAGCAAGCACGATCATCAGATAGCATGGCCGATCAGATTTCCGGGCTGCGCCAGAGTGTCGAGGAAGTTATGATCGCAGTGGCGAGAAATACCGGAAAGCTCTATCGATTGAATGATCGATGGGATAAAAACGGCTTGCCGCCAGTGAGGGCATAGAATGAAGATAATTCGACCAGTAACAATAACCGACTCGATATTTCAATCTTCGACAGTCTCGGAAGCAGATCAAGCCGAATGGTTAAGTGGAACTACCTATCACGTTGGCGATCTGGTAATGGTTACAACGACAGCAAACGGCGCGGCGACAGCTACTCACAAGATATATTCATCTGTGCACAGCCAGGTTGGGAACGATCCCACGGTAGACGATGGCACTAACTGGACAGAAGTATCTAGCACTAACCGCTGGAAGATGTTCGACGCAGTAGTGCAAGATCAGACGGTGAACGCTACATCGATCAACACAGTTCTGCAATCGCCAACAGTGGTAAACTCTCTCGCTTTGCTCAACGTGGATGGAACGACGGTAGTAGTAACGGTTACAGATGCAGTTGAGGGCGTGGTCTATAACGAAACTTTTAATCTGACGAGTTATTCTGGAATTCAAGACTGGTATGCGTATTTCTTCGAACCTATAGTAAGAAAAAATCAACTTGCGCTGACAGACTTGCCGCCATATTCGAACACAAGCATATCAGTCACTATAAATTCTGGGGCAGATGCGAAGGTCGGTGCTTTAGTAATTGGGCAATTCGCTGATCTCGGATTATCGCAGCATGGGGCCAGTATCTCGATAATTGATTACTCAACCAAGACAACGGATTCCCAGGGCAGGGTAACAATTACCGACGGGCCGTATGCCGATAAAATGGATGTCGATGTGGTTCTTGATACTTCTCAGATCGGTCAAGCCAACACGACTCTTTCGTCTTTGCGAACTACTCCGGCGGTCTGGGTAGCTGAAGACAACAACGATGATTTAGTCATATATGGCTATTATAGAGAATTTGACATAATTCTCTCGAATCCAACAATTTCACGACTCTCTTTAGAGATCGAAGGACTGGTTTAATGACTATACCAACTATTAGCACACTCCCGGTTGCGCCAGCCAGGACTGATGCTCCAGCAACTTTTGTCACTCGGGCAGATGCTTTTCTTGCCGCCCTGGTCACTATGCAGAGTGAGCTGAATACATCTATCGGTGCAATGAACACAGATATTGCAGGAGTGAACACCGATGCAACGGCAGCGGCTTCTTCAGCAACTAGTGCCGCAGCCAGTGCTGCATCGGCTGCTTCATCAGCAGGGGCTGCTCTATGGGTTAGTGGCACATCTTATGCAGAGGGAGATGCGGCAATCTCTGGCATTGATTTTCTAACATATAGGGCGAGCACTGCTACTAGCGGCACGACAGACCCGTCGGCATCTGGCGACTGGGTTCAGATTAACATCACAGCGACTAGCACAAATACTTTAAGTAATAAAACTTTAGCTGCTACTACGTTATCCGGTCAGCTAACTGGCGCAGACCAAACTATTTCAGCAATTAACTTAAAAGACTATGGTGAGATTACTAACGCACTAGGAAACGCGACAGGTGCTACAACGATTGACTTAACACTAGGCAACTCAGTCACAGCGACTACAACTGGTGCTACGACTTGGACGTTCTCTAATCCTACTGCAAGTGACGAGCTTTGCAGCTTTAGTCTTAAATTAGTCAACGGAGGCTCGGCAGCCCAAACTTGGCCTTCTTCGGTAGACTGGCCTGCCGCAACTGCTCCTACACTCACCGCTTCTGGTACTGATGTTTTAGTTTTCATTACCTGTGATGGTGGTACTACTTGGTATGGCTTTGTTGCCGGACTCGCTCTAGCGTAGAGGATTTAAGATGCCAAGTAATAAGAAATTACTACAAGCAGCCGCAGGCAATGCAGGTGAGTCTCTGTACGTTGAGGATGTCTTCTCGACTTATTTGTATGAGGGTAATGGTTCTACACAGACCATCACTAATGGCATAGACCTTGATGGCGAAGGTGGTATGGTTTGGGTTAAAGATAGAGAAGGCACCGGCTACCACGTGCTTATGGACACTGAGCGAGGAATTGCTAAGCAAGTGTACTCAAATAGCACTAATGCAGAGAACAACAACAGTGATGGGCCAACGTCTTTTAATTCTGATGGGTTTAGTTTGGGCGCTTGGTCTTTTGTTAATTCCAATACTGTTGACTTTGCCTCATGGACATTCCGCAAGGCTGAGAAGTTCTTTGATGTTGTGACTTATACTGGTAACGGGCTGTCAGGACGCACTGTAAGCCACAACCTTGGAAGTGTTCCGGGCATGATAATTGTCAAGGCTCTTGCAGGCGCAGAAGATTGGGCTGTATATCACAGAGGGAACACAGCAAACCCAGAAACAGATTACTTAGAGCTAAACACCACTAACGCAACAGCAGACAGCGCAGCATGGTGGAACGACACCGCGCCAACAGATACAGAGTTTACTTTAGGTAATGATGGCGCTGTAAACGGGAATACTGTTGGTTTTGTAGCCTACCTATTCGCCTCAGACGCAGGAGGCTTTGGAGACGATGGCAGCGAGAGTATTATTAAGTGTGGGAGTTATACGGGTAATGGAAGCACGACTGGGCCGGAAATTGATTTAGGTTTTGAACCACAGTGGGTAATGGTTAAACGTACAAACTCTACAGGAAATTGGTTGCTATTAGATGTAATGAGAGGTTTTGGTGAGTCAACAGATAATGAATTATATGCAAACTTGAGCCTTGCCGAAGGTAGTGGCTTAAATTGGGCAAGACCATTTGCAACAGGATTTCAGCCACAAGACACAATGGGAGATATAAACGCCTCTGGCGGCAACTACATCTACATAGCCATACGCAGACCAATGAAGACTCCTGAGTCTGGGACTGAGGTTTATAATACAATCACTAGAACTGGAACAGGCTCTATAGCTAATGTAACCGGCGTAGGGTTCCCTTTAGATTTTATGACTACTTTTTATAGGAGCTCAGCACAAGACAAAGTTGTTTTTGATAGAATGCGAGGCCCGACACAATACCTCAATACAGCCGGAACAACTCAGGAAATTAACGTAGGCACTAATGGGCTTATTAGTTTTGACATGGACGGGTTTACCACAAATGCATTTGGGTACGCCAATAATTTAGGGACAGATTTTGTCAACCACTGCTTCAAACGCGCCACAGGCTTCTTTGATGTGGTGGCTTATACTGGTACTGGTGTTGCAAGAACGGTGACTCACAACTTGGGCGTAGTGCCTGAGTTGATGATAGTTAAAAACAGAAACTCAGCTTTTTATGGGTGGTCTGTTTATCATTCTGCAACAGGCAATACAAAGCGTTTAGAAATTGACACAACAAGTAGTGCTAATAGTGTAATTTCGTGGAACAACACAACTCCAACAGAAACTGTGTTTACTTTAGGGGACGAAAACGGAGTTAATCGGTCTGCATATACTTACATATCCTACCTCTTCGCCACACTAGCAGGCGTATCCAAAGTAGGTAGCTACACAGGTACAGGTGCTGACTTAAACGTAGATTGTGGCTTTTCGGCAGGTGCTAGATTTATACTTATCAAGCGTACAGACTCTACAGGAGATTGGTACGTCTGGGACAGCGCAAGAGGCATTGTAGCCGGTAACGACCCGTATCTGCTCTTGAACACCACAGCGGCAGAAGTTACATCTACAGACTACATTGACCCATTATCTAGTGGCTTTACAGTAACATCATCTGCTCCTGCTGCGCTTAACGCCAGTGGCGGCACTTACATCTTCTTAGCAATCGCATAGGAACTATTATGGAATATCGTATTCAATCAACTGGCGAGCTGAAGACTCAAGGCGAAGTCAGAAAAATGCACAGCAACACATCCCTGCCGCGAGTATGGGATGCAGACACTTGCGAGTTCTTAGGGATAGACCCTGTACTCGCAGCTCCTAAACCGGAACCAAGCGCAGCTTATAAACAAGTTGGTCGCAATGGCGCAGTTCAAGACGCTAACGGTAACTGGGTAGAGGCTTACATAGAAACAGATATGTTTGCTGACACTACAGAGGACGGCGTAACCACTACCAAAGCAGAGCATGAGGCGGCTTATCAGGCTGATCTGGATGCTGATGCTGCGGCGGGTGTTAGAACTACCAGAGATGCCAAACTAGCCGAAACCGATTGGATGGGTATGTCTGACGTTACTATGCCAGATGCTTGGGCTACATATCGTCAGGCTCTTAGAGACATAACCGGACACGATAGCTTCCCGAATCTTGCCGATGAAGATTGGCCTACGAAGCCAGAGTAAGATGCGTGATTCATGTTTTTGTTTTGGTCATGACTATTGCGGGTTTAGAGGTCGCTAACGAGAACTGTTCGGAGGCTATGTGTTTCCGAAGCATCGATACCTGCAATAGTTTTGCTGCCAAGCTAAGACAAAGAAGCTCGCCAAGTACGTCTATTGGCATAATCACTTATTGCAAACCGATCTTAGTAGACCCGACCCAAGAGGGAATAAAGGTCTACTGATGGCAGCGGAGATTATCGCAGCAGTACAGATGTGTTCTTCTGCTTACCGTTTTATGAAGACGGCGGTCAATGAAGGTAAAGAGCTTGGTGATATGACCAGAGCTTTAAGCAAGTTCTGGGATGCTCGTGAAACGGTTAGTGTGCTTGAACAAAAAGCTACTAACCCGAGCAAGATAGAGCGATTGTTCGGCGGCAAGTCAGTTGAGAGTCAGGCTCTTGAGATAACGCTACAAAAAAGAAAGGCTCAACAACTCGAAAAAGAATTAAAGGACTTGTTCTACTGGAGCGGCAATGCAAATCTCTGGCACGATATGCTCAAGGAAAGAACTAAAATACGGAATATGCGAATCGCTGACGCTAAAGCTAAAGCAGAAACTAGGGCTGCCATGATTGACGTGGCGGCGATACTCGGAACCGTTGCGACAGTTTTTATTGTAGCTATGGCGATTACAAACGCAGTCATAGAATGATGGAGTTTTTCTTATGATGTTACAACTCGCGCAAAGTTTAATTACTCCTGTAACAGGAATTTTAGATAAATTTATAGAGGATAAAGATCAAAAAGCTGCACTAGCGCACGAAATTGCAACGATGGCTGACAAGCAAGCGCAAGAGCAGGTGATGTTGCAGATGGAAATTAATAAAACCGAAGCACAGCATCCGTCTATGTTTGTTGCGGGATGGCGACCTGCCGTTGGGTGGGTATGTGCTCTTGCAATGTTGTTGAATTTTATTTTAATTCCTTTTATCAATTTGGGATTGGAATTCGGTGGCCTAGAACTTGAACTTGATTTGATCGACATGGAAACTATGATGCCTGTACTTTTCGGGATGCTTGGTCTTGGCGGTATGCGAACCTATGAAAAGTCTCGCAAAGTCGCCAGAGATAAGTAGATGAAAAGTTTAGAGGATTACGCCACTACAGATAGGCAGCGAGAAGTCTTAAAATGTTGGGAAGACTATAATAGGAATTCTGTTAAAGCCAGTGGTGCTCTGGGTATTACTTCTTCCACTGTCAGAGACATCATTAACACTATTAAATCGAAAGCCGCTGCTGCCGGATACTCTGATCACTGGGATGCGCGAAGACACGTTCCTGCTGGCGAGCACGTTATTGGTCGTTCCATCTATACAGAAGATGACGAAGGCAACAAGGCGTGGTTAAAGACCCGGCGCAAGATCGAGGACGCAGAGCGAGAAGCTGGATTAAAGGCGTTCGTTGACGAGCTGACCAAAGGGCTAAAACCGGCAAAAAATACTCACAAGAAGTCGCCAAAGGGTAAATCGAAGGAATTATTACCCGCAATCATAATCGGCGACGCCCATATTGGTATGCGCGGCGAATTTGATCCGACGCGAGAGCGCGATTTTAATTCTCACATAGCATCTTCCGAGATTCTTGAAGCAATCGACTACCTGGTTGAAGCTGCTCCAGCATCCGAAGAGGCGCTGCTGATAAATGTCGGCGATTTTACTCATATCGACCGATCTATTCCCTATCCGCAGACCGCTAATGGAACGCCGATGGACACCGATACGCATATCGAGGCGATTATGCGAACGGCTGCAAACACGATGATTCATGGGATTCTGCGGATACTTGAAAAACACGGAAAGGTTTCGGTGGTTATGGCTAGAGGTAATCACGACTCTGAAACGGCAATCGCGATCGCGATGGTGCTGGCTTACTACTTTTCCAAAGATTCGCGAATTACTATCTTGGAGCCGAAGGGGTTCTATCATTATCTGACTTTCGGCTCTAACCTGGTCGCTGTTACGCATGGCGATAAAGCGCCGGGAAGACGGCTTGCTGACATGCTGCCGAGATTGAGTGTTTGGTCAAAGACAACTCATCGATATTGGATTCTCGGTCACTTCCATAGCAAGCTGTCGGAGCAGTACGATAATTCGGTGGTTCTGGAGAGATTCGGAACACTAGCACCGAGCGATAGCTGGCATGCAAGCAAGGGCTACAGGTCGCCCAGCATCATGAACCAGATAGTCTATCGCCGAAGCGGTGGAATAGCTATTCGGCATGAATACGAAATACCGGGGAAGGATTACGAGCCGGATCACGAAATCTGAGATTGTTCCCGCTTGATTATGTGATAAAATTCACTCAAAAGGATTGATCGTAATGGCTAAAGACTCAAGACTCACGAAATACGGTCTTAAAGGCTATAACAAGCCGAAGCGTACTCCTGGGCACTCTGAAAAGAGCCACGTCGTTCTCGCCAAAGATGGCGACAATGTGAGGCTAATTCGATTCGGACAGCAGGGAGTGAAGGGTTCGCCGCCAAGAAAGAATGAAAGCGATGCTGATAAAGCTCGCCGGGCATCATTTAAAGCTCGACACGCTAAGAATATCAAAAAGGGGAAGATGTCGGGAGCATACTGGTCGAACCGGGTTAAGTGGTGAAATACGACGCCGCAGAAATGATTCTGTCGATTATTTATTACAGCGGCGGGGCTTACTCGCCAGAAGAAATATCAGAGATCATGGAAACAATCGCTCTCTATCAGCAGGGCGATTCAACAGACAAGAAATCGAGCACAGATTTACGGATCGTGCCGATCAACACTGGCGAGAGCTATGACTGACGCAGAATTAGAAATCATGCTCGACAAAGCGGCCAAGCGCGGTGCTAGAGAGGCGCTAAAAGATATCGGGCTCCTGGACGAAGCTGCTTATACTGATATGCGCGAAATTCGATCTCTGCTAGAGGCTTG